TATCTAAACTATTTCCTAGAGTATCGAGTGCTGCCTTATGATTATAGGCTTCATCAATTGTATCATAAAAAGTCTTGGGTAGTGGTGGAATTAAAGATAGAACAGTATCAGATAAGGCTTTAACTTCATTTCTTTTTGCTGTCTTATCAAGAAATTTCTTTAGAGTTTCTTTATGGTCGTGTAAATCTTCATCGTGTAATTTCTTATGAGTTTCAGCATCCATAGGCTGATTACATTTTGGACAAATTTCCTCCGAATAACTAGAAAGATTTTTCTCTAAACGAATCTTCATTCTAGAAATTTCATTGAGTTCTTTCTCTAACCCAGTAAATTCTTTAGTTAAGGAACGATGTTCAGCAGTTAAATCTTCTATTTCTTTTTTAGATTTGTGCAATGCAATTTCTTTGTCAATATCGATTCCCAACATTTCCATGATAGACGTCTGTAAGGACTGTATCTTTTGCGCCTTAACCCTCTCCCAGGTAATCGATTTACTTTCGATCCCCTTAATATTTGCTTCGATACGTTTATTGGCCTCCGTAGCCGCCGTAATCCTGAACTCTTCTTCTTTGATCTCATCTTTGGTAATCCTTGCTTCTTCTTTAAGGACATCAGCCTTCTCAGAGAGTTTCGTAATTCCGAGCAATTGTTCTATTATAATCCTCTGCTCGTTTGTCTTTAAAGAAAGAAACGGCTCAACGTAGGTATTCAGGGCCACCGTATGTGAAAACATTGAATGTGAGATACCTATTGTTCTCTCAATCTCTATTTGAGTAAAACGACCTTCGCCCTGGGCTTCATCTTCTCCTAGGTCTTTTTCAACACCATCTTTTATAAATTTGAATATGCCTGGTTTTCTTCCACGCTCAATTTTATATTCCACGCCATTTAGTTCAAATAGAAGCGTGACCAACATATTCTTCATGTTAGTTTTATTGATAAGATTATCTTTCTTAATATTTGTTAGTGCTGAACCGTATAAGGCATAAGATAAGGCATTAACAATCGTTGATTTACCAACACCATTACGGTTATCATTACCGCCTAAATCTAAATTTTCACCAAGAACAAGAACTAAATCATTATCACTAAAATTGATAGATTGAGTAACATTGCCGATACTCATGAAATTTTTTATTGTTAATCCGTGTAACTTCAGCATGTATTATAATCCGTTGTAAATTTCGATAAGCTTCTTTGTATCGAATGTATCACTTTCAATGTTTGTTAGTTGTTCTACAACAATCTGGTCCACAGTTTTGAATGTGATGTCCCCAGCATAATCTTTTGTCAATTCATCTTCTTGATTTTTTACAAGCTTAAACTCTCTCACGCTGTATTGGGTAAGGAATGTTTCCCGCAGAAAACTTGCCTCTTCATATGTGATATCTGCATCTAATATTACCTGTAAATATGTTTTTGACTTCAAGTAAATATCAGGATTCGCTAACATAGCGGTTAGGTTAATACTTATGAACCGTGGCCCATCTTCATAATTTAGATACTCGGGTTCTTTATCCCATTCGATAAACATAGCACCTCTATCGAAGTCCCAGATGTCCGCATAGTTGTGTCCAAAAGGATTTCCAATATAGGTAATTTTACCCTTTGTCTGTCTCATGTGAAAATGTCCAGAAAATACATAATCCTGATTTATAAAATGGGCAGCATTAAGATTTCCATGATCGGGCATTTCGATGTGGGCGTTCATTTTGAAGCCCGGAAGTTCTAAATGTCCAAAGAGATACTTTGTCTTGATGTTTGTAACTTGCTTCCATTCTTCCTCAACAAGCCAAGGAATTAAGGCCACATTATCCTTAATATAAGGCGCATCGATCAAGACTATGTTCTTGAACTCGCTACCTACAACCATAGAGTGTATTTCACGCTTTTCCCTGTAAAATAAGTCGTGGTTGCCTACCATAACATAGGTTGTTTTAAATGCGGCATTAAGTTTCCTTAATGCACGCATCGTATAATCTAATGTTAGGAGGTTGATATTGGAACGATGATGGTGCCAGTCGCCCATAAAGATGCATGTTTCGGCACCTCGTGCCTGTGCATTCTCTATGAGCCAATCAACAAAATCTAAACAGTCTTGATTATGCTCTGCAGAATTATGTCTAAGGCCAAAATGAATATCAGAAAAACAAATAGCCTTTTCAAATAGATTAGAACTGCTCATCTTTTGCAGCATCAGTTGCATCTTCTCTTAGTCTGCGAATTTCTTCTTCAACTGCCAATTGACGCGAGAAGCTCGGACTTGCACCACTATCAATTAACAAATCATCACGAAGATCTTGGTTCTTCTTTTCTAAGTTAAGAACACGAGTAAAGCTGTTTGAAACGCTTGCTGTATAATATGAGAATGGATTATCTGATTTATATTCATCGAATTGTAAGCCCATTTGCGCAAGTTGCAACAGTGCCTGTCCCTTCATTTCATCTAAATATGTGTAACCGCGCCAATTTCCTCGTTGTGCATACTTGTTCACCATTAGGATGAACATCTTAGCAAGCTTATTTGTGATACTCCCACGCTCAAGATTAAACTTACCATTCTTAGAATGTGAACGACCGACCTCTTTCGCAGCGCCTGATTCAATAATGAAATGCTTAAATGGATAAAAATTTAGCTTTAGATAACTATCTGCTTCACTCTTAGGATTCTTTTTTCTACCCGGGGCCAACGGAATGTGATCAAATCCTAGAACACGAAATACCAAATCATCTACTGAAATCGTGTCAGGTTTAATTTTAAATTCTGACAATCTAGGTTTGTCTGCTTTTGAAACATTTGGGTTAGCTAGTAATGCAGCTTCATATGCTGTTGCTGCAATGCGTGCCGCACGAGTGGCCTTAGCTCTATCTTGAACATCTGCTAGATAAATTTCTTGTAGATTTTCAACAATTACATCATAATCACTGTATTTTGGATCTATATATTCACAAAATGAATTTTTACTCCGGTGTATTTCCTTTAACATATCCTTGTTGTTAAGATAGTTGATTTTCTTGACAGGAGCTATAACAATAACCTCCTCTTCTTCTATTTCGTCTAACAATTCATTATTGTCGTCTTCTTCCATTAGTGGTATCATTAAGAGTCTCTCCTAGTAAAGGGTTTCGTGTAGTGTAATGCATACGCTGCGTATAGTCAAGGATTTCATGATAAAAACGTCTGTTTATGACCATGATAAATAAGAAAGACAGGAGAACTTCTAATGCCACAACAAGACTATAGAGCTAGACTACAACCGAAAGATATAAATTCGGCAGGGACAATTCTTGGCCCGGAAAGTTCTGATAATCTATTGTATCCTCTCTATTCTACAAGAGGTGTCTTATTTCCTTATACTCCATCAATTACAACTGGTGCGGTTACTGAATACGATCCCACAAGCTTCATTCATTCTAACTATGGCTACAATGCATATGTTAGATCTTATCCTAAACCAATTAGCATTACTGCTGAATTTACAGCCCAGACAAACGATGAGGCCTTATATTTATTAGCGGTGATACACTTTTTCCGATCCGTTACGAAATCTTATTTCGGAGTTACGCCATACAACAGAGCAGGTACTCCACCACCTACATTACTTTTTAATTACCTGGGCGAATATCAATTCAATAATGTCCCCGTTATTATCAAATTTTTTGATTACACATATGATGCAAATATTGATTATGTTTCAGTGAGTACATCTCAAAAGAAATTATATTCAGCAGATAAAGGTGTTGCGCTGCCCGCAGGAAATTATGGCGGATGGTCATGGGTTCCCACACACATAACCGTTTCGATTGAATTAGATACACAGTATGTTCCGATTACACTTAGAAACGAGTTTAATCTTGATAAGTTTAGATCCGGCAAATTAATGGGTCAAGGATATATTTAATGGCTGCAAATTCCAAAGATACAAGTCAATATCTACCAACACCAATTAAAAATTGGTATTTAGATTTATGGGTTCCCAGAAATGTACCTGTTAGTGATTTTGATAAGATTGTCATTATTCCTCCAGCATATAATCAACGACCTGATCTAATGAGTCAAGAAGAATATGGTACTCCTAGATTATGGTGGGTCTTTTGTATGAGGAATCCAGATCTAATCATTGATCCTATAAATGACTTTCTTGCAGGCCTAGAAATCTATGTTCCTGCAAACATTCTAAAACAATAATTATGGCAGATTTCGGCAAAGACTTCATGGGATCCTTACCCGGATCTATAACAGACGCAAACAATTCAATACTGAACGCTGGCACTAGCTTTGCAAATCAGGCTGCATCTAGTGCCACTTCAGCGGTAAATTCTTTCACAACAGGATTTTCTAATACAGCCACAAATTTAACAAATAAGATTCCAAGTTTTGCAGATTTGTCAAGTGTAAAATCACTGGCAGCAGGTAATTTTAGCTCTAATATTAATTTCACCCCATTAACAAATGCATTTCCTCATGTTACAGATAATATTGTTACAACACCTGCCGCAAATACAACAGCAAGAATAAACTTAAATACCGCATTTGAACCTAATATTCTCGACAATTATGATGTTGTAACCTATCACTGGAAACTTTTTATTGTTACACCCGATGCTGCATCAACCGGTAATATCTTTGATCTTAATGTTCAAACAATTATTGCCGAATCAGGTGTTTCAGATTTAACAATTGATAAAGTTGAAATTCGAAGTATAATGACACCATCTGTTGAAAGTGGAACAGGTACATCAACAAATGTAAAATTTGAAGTTGTTGAACCCGCTGGCGCAGGTCTTATTGATAAGATGTTCTACGAAGCACTAGCATTAGGGATCGGTAATTGGAGTGTTATGCCCATATACCTGCAATTGCAATTTAGGGGAAGAACACCGGGTACATCCGAGGCTGATGATGGTTCGCCCGGAACAATAGGAAGTATGCGATGGATATGGCCACTGAAACTTAGAGATATTAAGGCCAATGTTACCACTGTAGGAACAAGGTATGAATTCACAGCAATTATATACAATGAATTTGCTCAAAGCAATGCTGTGTTTAGTATGCAACATAGTATTGTATTAAAAGACTTAGAAAACTTTCAGGATGCTATGCAAAAATTGCAGAATGAATTAAATGAAGATCAAATTTTTAAATTAATAGATAACGCTAGTATTCCCGACACATATAAAATTATCGTTGATCCATTACTTGCATTAAGTCGTGTCACACCAATAGACAACAATACAAATTCTATAAGAAATAATAGTACAGCAGTGTTTGATCGCAAGAATGCTTCTTTCCCAGCATCGACTAGTGTTGATAAGATTATTGATTCGTTATTAGCACAATCTAACAAATATCAAAAATCTATGTTGAATGCCTCTACGCCGGGCGCCGAAGGCCAACCTATGACTGAAGAAGTTAGTCAAATGAAAAAGTTCTGGAGAATCATAACAGAAACAAGGCCACTAAAATTTGATCCACGAAGAGAAACAATGGCCAACGAATTCACAATATTTATTATCGAATATGATATAGGTATTTTAGATGCCAATACATTTCAGGATACAAATCCTCCATTGACTATTGAGCAAGAAAGAAAGAGATTAATGACATATATAGAAAAAAGTATTCTAAAAAAGAAATACAACTATATCTTTACTGGATTAAATGATCAGATTATTAATTTTGATATTAAGATTAACAACGCCTTTGCTTCAGCCGTAGCCAGAATGGGTGGCATATACTTCAATACAGCAATGGCTGATAAAGGAGTTGTAAATCAGGAACATTCTAAAGAAGAAGCATCAGTAACTGAAAAAGTTCAACGCGCTATATCATTTCAAAACAATTCAGCAAAGTCAAATTCTGCAGAAGCTACCGCAGCATTGAAAGATGCGCAGCAGGCTATCTCCACATCTAAATTATCAACCGGACAACAAGATTTATATAAACTATTATTAGATAAACAGAAGCCAGAAAGTAAATTAGCATATCTACAGAAAGTACAAGCAGCTGGCGGCATAAACCAAGATAAAACATTAAATCAATTACAGATTCAAGCAAAAAGTCTTGCAACACCTATTAAAGATACATCAACCCAACAGAATTTAAATTTTGTATCAGATGTTAATATAAATGGCCAAGATGCTAAAAATGCCTATTCAAATTATATAAAAGATTTAAAAGGAAAACTTAGACCTATTGCAAGAATTGATACTATGCAACAACGGCAGGTTGGTATGGGTGTAGAATCGAATAGTAATTCTGGAATCCAAAAACTATCTAGTATGTTCGCGGTAGCATTGCATAGTTCGTTAGATGCATCATTTATGCAGACTAAGTTATCAATAAAGGGTGACCCATTTTGGTTGTTTCCACAACCGATTATTGATACTTCTAAAAGATATTATAATTCTCTGAAACCAATCGACGAAGCAATTGATTGGATAAAGAATGCACACAAAAGAGCATCAGGTGCTGTAAATATTTTCGGCTCTGATAATTTTCTTCTTATTAGATTTAGAACCCCGAGAATATTTAATGTTCAGGAAAATCCAGATAGTAATAATGCATATTCCGATGTTGAAACATTTAGCGGTGTATTTAAAGTTACGGAATTAACAAGTAAATTTGAAGTAGGTAAATTTCACCAAGACATCGATTGTTATATTGATCCTAATATAAACATTATTAATTTCTTAGACGAAATTGAAAATAATGCCTCACAACCAGATGTACCCACAACAACAGATTCTTTAGCAATGAAAGACTATTTGCCATCTACTGCTATCAATACACAAAGAATTATGGGAAAGATAGATATACCGGGTATTCAGAGTTTATCAATTTCACAATTGAATCCTAGTCAGATAACAGGTAGATTAGGTATATCTACGAAGGGTGTAAATTTAGCATCTAATGTCCCAACAGCCTTCCCTAATCCCTTATCTGGTCTACCAAACATATTTGGATAATACATGCCATATTTAGATACAACAGTCCGAACTACAATACCAACATCTAATGAAAATAATCAACCATTAGGTAGAATACCAGTATTAAATGGTGTATATGTAGGTTTTGTAAAAGATTCTAGCGATGTTCAAAAGAATGGTCGCCTTCGTGTATGGATTCCCGAATTGGGATCTGCACCAGATGAAGATCAGGGCTGGATGATTGTTAGCTATTGTTCCCCTTTCGCCGGTGCGACGAATGTAGAATCAATCAGCAAAGCAAATACACAGACATTCGAAGGTACCCAAACATCTTATGGCATGTGGATGGTACCACCTGATATTAATAATCAGGTAATCGTAATGTTTGTGAATGGCGATTCAGCTAAAGGAATATGGATAGGCTGTCTATATAACCAATTCATGAATAATATGATTCCCGGTATGGCGGCTGATGCAAAGAATTGGCAATATCCTGGAAAACAAATTCCTGTTGCAGAATATAACAAATGGGATACAAAAATAACTCAGCCAGATAGAGCATTTCATCCCTACCAAAGAACAAAATTTAAAGGAGTAGGAAATCAAGGGCTTATCACCGATCAAGGCAGAGGAATAACAACCTCCAGCGCAAGACGCGAATCTCCGAGTAATGTATTTGGTATTATAACCCCGGGACCTGCAATTGATCCAGATGCATCACCAGAAAAAATTCGTAGAAAAGGTGGCAATTCACTCATTATGGATGATGGCACAGGTTCTGAGTATGTAGAATTTACAACTAAGAGTGGTGCCAAGATTAGGATGGATGAAACAAACGGTTTTGTTTACCTGATTAATCGCGATGGCACAGCATGGATTCAGATGGACCAAAAAGGACACATTGATGTGTTCAGCCAGTTTGATATTTCTTTGCGTGCAATGCGCGATGTGAGTATTCGTGCAGATAGACATCTTAATTTTGAAGCTGGACAAAACGTTTATATTTCAGCAGCTAAGGATACAAAATTGCAAGGATCAAAAGATATCACATATGATATTAATAATATTCCTAAGAAATTTGATGTTCCTTTCTATGTAAAACAACCTCGTGGACAAGGTGATGGTGGAAATATAGTATTCGAAGCCCAGTGGGATATGCATACAACCGTAGTGCAGAATAATCTTTATACTACTACCAAAGCAGGTAAACAAGAGGTAAATTCAAAGAAAAATATCGATATATTAACCGACCAAAGCCTTGAAATAAAAGTTACCAATACTATTGATATTAGTGCAGGAACATCCTATGGATTGAAAGCACCAACGATTACAAACGAAGGTGCGGTAAAGATTAAGGGTACATTAGATGTCGATGGTGCTGTACAGTTTGGAAGTACCCTTGGAGTAAATGGAGCCTTTAATTCAGCATCAGTGAGCACTTCGGGTGATGTTACCGGTGCTACAATATTTGGTACCTTCCCGGGTCTTCGTAGTGGCTCAGGAGCTTCAAACGGTGGGCCGGGTTCGGCAGGCCCAGCAGTCACAGTGCCACCACCACCAGATCCTGTATCAGCAGCATTAGCAGAAATGAAAGCTCTTTCTGACGCCGGTAATATCTTACCACCTATTAAAGAACCATTCTTTACTCGTCCAATAGAAACATGGCCGACTATTGTTACAAGATGGCCTACATATGAACCTTGTCCATTACATGAGAATTTCAGATTCGCATCAACGACAGGTTATACCCCTAATATGACAGAAGGTGATAAAACCTACGACGGTTCGGGCGGTGCCGGAAACAGTGCCACAAGTTCTCCACCACTTAATACAAATCCAGGTGCAAATAATACAACATTACCACCACCGGATACATCTGATAGCATTGTAGCAAAAGATTTGAATATGCAGGCACTTGAATGCCAGCTTAAGATTCACGAAGGTGTTAAATATGTTTCATATTTAGATTCACTTAACTTACCTACCGCCGGAATTGGACACCTATTAAGAAGTAACGAAATTCCGCAATATCCTATCGGAACACCAGTTTCAGAATCTCAAGTAAGTCAGTGGTTCCAACAAGATTCATCAACTTGTATTAAAGATGCACAAAACTTTGTTGGAATAACCTGCTGGTCTAATCTTGATGATAATAGAAAACGTGCCCTTGCTGATCTTGCATACAATATGGGCGGTGTTCGTCTTGGAAAATTTGTATCATTTAAGACTGCTATGCAGGCCGGGGACTATAATGCTGCCGGAGACTCATTAAGAAATTCAAAATGGTATACACAAGTTGGTGTTCGCGGTCCACAAATTATATCCCAAATTGTTAATGGTGTGGACCCAAATGGGTGCGATAAGAAATTCCCCGCCAGTTAATAAAGTACCATATAATTCTCATGATAAATAACAAAAAGGGAATTATATGGCAGCAAATCAATCCGGATTAGTACAGCAAAAACTTATTACAAGAAAGCCCTACTTTGTTGGTTTCAACACTGTAGGTCAGCCTAACCCTCCCTACAATCTAAATAATATAGAATTGATCAAACGGGATCTAGAAAATACATTTGCCACGCCACTAGGTTCTCGCGTAATGTTGCCTAGCTTCGGTACAAGAATTTATCAGTACCTATTTGATCCATTTGATGAATATACAAAGAATGCAATCATAGAAGATGCTGTAAGAGTAGTTCAATCAGAACCGCGAGTTGATCTGGTATCCGTTGATGTCTTTCAAGAAGATCAGGCTCTTAATGTTGTTATGACTTTACTATTCAAGCCGGAATCAATAACAGATAATCTATTCGTTGTGTTCTCACTCAAAGATCAGGAAACATACTAATGTCAGAAAGTATTAGACAATCCAACCTGTTTGCCGCAGAGGATTACCAAAACGTCTTTAAGGCATTTCAATTTATTGATTATACTGCTTACGACTTCGATACTCTTAAGCAAGCCCTAATCAATTATATTCAAACGTATTATCCTGAAGATTTCAATGACTATATTGAAAGTTCGGAATTTATTGCAATTATTGAATTGCTCGCATACTTTGGAACAAGCCTGGCATTTAGAACTGATCTAAACAGTCGTGAAAATTTCATTGATACTGCAACACGTAGAGAAAGTATTATCCGTCTTGCACAGATGGTTAATTATGTACCGCGCAGAAATATTCCTGCAAGCGGTTTATTTAAGGTTGCATCTGTACAAACTAATCAGCCTCTTATTGACGCAAATGGTATCAGCATTAATGATGTAACGGTTTATTGGAATGATCCAAACAATCCCGATTGGTTTGATCAATTTGTACAAATTTGCAATGCTGCATTTAGCACACTTAATCCGTTTGGGCGACCAACAAAGAGTGGCACAATTGGCAGTATTCCGACTGATCTATACCAGCTAAACAACATTCTACGTTTGAATGTAACTTACCCTACGTCTATCTCAATCAGTGGGCAACAATATCCAATTGATGTTTGCAATCCAGACTTCATAACAAATCAAACCATCTTTGAAAGAGACCCCGATCCTGCAAACCCATTTAATTTTATTTACAGAAATGATAGCTTAGGTGTTGCATCTGCTAATACCGGTTTCTTCCTTTATTTCAAACAAGGTACACTTCTTAATTTAGATACAAATTTTGAATTTCCTGTACCTAATAGATTGTATCCAGTTGATATTCAAAATATTAATCAGGATGATGTCTATGTTCAAGAAACAGATCAAGATGGTAATGTTCTAAATAAGTGGGCTAGGGTACCGGCTCTTGCAGGCGAGAATATTATCTACAATAGTATTCAATTCTCTGAAAGAAATATATTTGATGTAATTTCGGCTGCAAATGACACCATTACAATACGATTCGCTGATGGAAATTTTGGTAATGTTCCAACAGGATTGTTTAGAACATGGGTTCGTGTAAGTGCAAATCAGGCACTGGTAATTCGTCCAGATGATGCACAAGGTCTACAAGTTAGCATTCCTTATATCGGTGTTGACAATCAAGAATATATATTAAATGTTTCCTTTAATCTAGAACAGACTATTGGTAATGCCGCTGCCGCAGAAACTGATGAACAGATTAAACTTCGCGCACCAGAAGTATTCTCAACACAATCGCGCATGGTTAATGGAAGTGACTATAATGTTCTCCCATTAATTTACGGAAATCAGATTGCAAAAATTCAAGCACTGGATCGCACCTATAGCGGACAGAGCCGTTATATCGACCTAAATGATCCGACTGGTTTCCACAGAGACTTAATTATATTTGGTGAAGATGGCGCACTATATAGAGATAATCAGAACGTATTACAAGAAGTTGTAGAGACATCGTCGAATTCGGGAACCATCGAAACTATTGTTGTGAATACAATCCAAGAAGTTCTAAGAAATAGCAAGGTGTCTGCATTTTTCTACGATGAGTATCTCCCTCAGTTTGAATCTAAGATCAGAGTTAATCCACCTGATACAGGTAGATCATTATTAGACCTAGTTCCTAATATCGGTGAAATAACATCTGCTCCATTATTTTGGAAAACAAGTCCTTCGAAATTTAGGAATGATACTGGTTACTTCACAAGCTCAACCATACCTTCAGCACCGGCTGTAGGACTTATAGATACACTAACACCTAGTAATATTGCAGGTGGTACATATCAAGCATGGAGTTTTATTAATTCTGGAGCAGTAGTTCAATTTGCAAATCTATTAGACTTGACAACCTTAAATGATGCAGCGGTTAATAATGTTATTCAGGCAGGTATTCCAACAAATCCTAACCCGGCTAATCCATATGCTAATATTGGTCCGGTTGAATTAGGTGTAGAAGAACAAAATAATTTCCAGGCAACAAAAGTATTTCCTGTATTCAGGAGTGATCTAAACTCTACAGAGATTGCTGAAATTACCTTGGCTATTGATGCCGGTATTTCATTCTACATGTATTACGATTTACTCGTTGACGAATGGCATACATCGACTGCCGCAACACCTGGCATATCAGATCAGTCACAACAACCATTTGTATATGCACCACCAGATATTATTGCAGGACAAGAACAAATTTATTCTACAACAAATTGGCCATTGTATCCAGCTAGTGGTTTGATATATATTAGTATTGCAAGCAATAATCAATTAGGTATTACCACATTTGATATTACCGGTCGTGGAAGAGTATATGTATTTGAATCATATAGAAATGTTCGATTTTATTGGGAGCCGGGAGAAATTGTTATTGATAATTCAACTGGATTAGCATTACAAGATACAATTGAAATTATGCCATTGATCAATACAAATAATACTATTGATAATAATGAGCCGCCACCGCCAATAAGCATTAACGGTCTTACAGCATTTTTGAAGCAACCCGTTAACTTTAATATTAGCGATGTATTCACTCAAACTGATGGATATGTTGACACATCAAAAGTGGAAGTAACATTAATAGATGCAAACCAGGATGGTATTCCAGATAACCCAGATGGATTTAATCAAATTGTAGCCCCAGAAGATAGAGTAGTGTTTGAATACTACGACAATGCTGTTACAGGATACCAGAGTTCCCGTCCGTGGATAGCAAATTGGGCAATAACATTACAGAATATAACAACTAACCTGTATGTATATTTTCCAATAAATCCACTTGATAATACAAAGTTATATAGTTCACCATATATTGCCAATCAATTACTAACAGGCCCTACTATATTACATCCTGGTTCTGTTATCGGTCTTAATTATGTATATATGGACAGTGCTGATTTGATATTCATTAATAATCTTCCACAGATTCTACTTGATGAGATTACATTGTCAACACAATCTATTGCAAATCAAGTAACAGCGTTCTTTAATGGGCCAACCCCTGCTGAATTAGTATTTTTCCCGTGGCTTGTAGGAACCAATACTATTGTAGATAAATCAGATATCTTAACAAATTATTTCTTTAGTAAATCGTTCTTGATTTATAGTATCAGTCCACCAGGATTTGGTTCATATTATACATTGAGTTTTACCTCAACATTAGATTTAGTGACATATCCAACCGGTCAGGTAATTACGGCTGCTGTAGATTCTTATCATTATGATAAGAATGGTAAGGTGTTCACTCAAAATACAACAAATCCCCTACCATCTAGGTTCCCATTGTACTTTAAATGGAGTCATTATTCACCAATTGATCAACGTGTTGATCCAGCACCGACAAACATTATAGATATGATTGTTATTACGAATAGTTATTATTCAGATATGTTAATTTGGAAAAATGGTGCCGGTACATTAGCGACTATGCCACCGGCACCTACCACTGAAAGTTTAAGAATTCAATTCCAAGATCTTAATCAATATAAGATGGTAAGTGATGCTATGATCTGGAATTCTGGTTCATTTAAGATTTTATTTGGTCCGCAAGCAACATCGGAATTACAGGCAACATTCAAGGTTGTTAAAGCACCTTCAACCAATATAAGTGATAATGAAGTTAAGACATTAGTTATTCAAGCAATTGATACATATTTCGATATTAGAAATTGGGATTTTGGTGAGAAATTCTTCTGGTCAGAATTATCAGCATATATTCACCAACAGCTAACAAGAACAATTAGCTCTGTTGTTATTGTACCTAATAATGCTAATTCGTTATTCGGTAATCTATTTGAAATTATAGCAAGCCCTACAGAATTATTCATGTCAACAGCAACAGTAAATAACGTACAGATTGTGGCAAATCTTACCAATCAGAATTTGAGAGTATAATTAATGACTCAGTACATTCAACGACTACCGGCAGTTTTTCAAACTGTCACCGAAAAGAAATTCTTTGATGCGACATTCGATCAAGTCTTTTCTAAAAAGGATAGCGACCTATTAGCAGGATATATTGGTCGTAGAAATCCAGGTAGTTATAATCCTATTAGTGATTTTTATCTTCCGGAACCATCTAAGAATAGAACATGGTGGCAATTAGAGGCTACCGCATATGCTCGTAATATAGACACAACAAAGTCTAACATTTTCTTCTATGAAGATCTTCTAGAAACAATTAACTATTATGGTGGCAATACTTTAAACCAGGATAGATTATTCGAGTCTGAATATTACAGTTTTGGTCCACCTATTGATTATGATATGTTTATTAACTATCAGAATTACTATTGGATTGAACAAGGATTAGCAACAATTACTATTAGTGGTGTTATGGCCGCTAGTATAATCGGGCAACCGTCTTATACAACTCCACCTACCGCAATTCCACCCAATTTTACACTGTCATCGGGAATGACAATCGCATTAATCAGTGATCCAGCTTATTCTTCACCACACGTTGTAGAGAATTTTGGCGGATGTATAGGTATTGGATTAATCCCCCAATTTGCCGATTTTACAGCAGGTACGATTTTTGAATTTCTTCCATGGGATTCATTTAGTCAACTATCAACCGGAAGAATTATTGAAAATAGATATTGGGATGCCAATACGTGGGATGTTCAAACACAACCAGGTAATGGAGATTACATAACAATAGAGCGCGGCTCACTTGATAGAAATGCATGGTCTAGAACCAATAAATGGTTCCACATTGATACTATCAATAAAACCATTGCTGCAACAGGAACATCTTTCCCTGCAAATGCAACACGAGCATTGCGTCCTATTATTCAATTTAATGCCGACATAACATTATACAAATCAGGAACTCAATTTAGAGATAATATTACCTATGGTTTTAGAGATAATCAACTCGGTCAACCAATCCTGTTATCTCAATTACAGAATCAACAAGTTAGTACAATCAATAATTTCTGGTTTCCAGAAACAATTCAAATTAATGATGGTGACTTAGTTTGCTTCTTTAATGATACAACACCATTTGTATCGGACTTCTTTCCGTGGGACGTTAATGCATGGGATACATCACCATATGATGCAGGAACATTAACAGCAGTAAATCAATACATTTATGTGGCAAACATCCTGCCAGATAATTCAGTATTTTTCTATCCCAAGACTTCCTATCTAACACCAGTATTGGAAGGTGATATTGTTTTTATTTTAGCAGATGCACCATACGATGGCGCTCAACGTGGACAAACATGGTATTATTCTGCAGGTGTTTGGCAAGAAGTATTCAATGATAAAGTAAAAACTAATCAACCACCATTATTTCAATTATACGATCACAACGGAATTACATTAGATAATCCTGTTACCTATCCATTAAGCACATTTGAAGGTAGTGAGATATTTTCTTATGTAGTTAATACAACCCCGGGTGCAACAACAGATCCTGTATTGGGTTTCCCAATTATCTATACATCATTAGGTCAAGCATCTGATATTATTTTTCAGAATAACTTAATCACAAATAGGTATACCTACAATGTAGCATTGACACCAATTGATGGTTATTACTATTACAAAACATCAACCAATCCTGTATTATATAATGCATGGAATTTATATGATATATGTGATTGCCCAAATATTGTTCCTCCTCCACCTGCGAATTGTTTAGAGGTTAGCAAACAAAGAGTTATTGACAAATTTGTTGTTGGTTATGGTTCTGAATTTAAATTTATATTGAGTGTTACACCTTATGGATATCCTGCTTCTCCCGATATTATAGTTTCTGTAAACGGGTTAGAAGTTAAGAGCCTAGCAATTCAACCTGATGGTTATACACTCACAGTTATTAATAATAGAATATATGTTAACCTAACAACATATCTTACAAATCTATTACTCACAACACAAAGTCAACCGCCGGTAGTTGAAGTTCAAACTTATACTCACGGATTATTAGATCCAACTGAAAATGGATATTTTGAGATCCCTCAACAGCTTGAAGCAAATCCTACACAGGAAGAAGTTGCTGAAATTAGTGGTAGTAATCTAATTCAACACTTTACATCCATTATAGCAAATCAAATCGGATTCACCGGATCATCCTTTGGTGGTATTAATAATTATAGAGATTCTAGAAAGAATGGATCTGTGGGTTCTTATATTCTACAAAATGTAGCACCAACATTGAAATCAATGTTAGTATCATCCTCTGATGATTTAGATTTTATTGCAGGCATTCGTTTTAGCCAAGATGAATATACTAAATTTAAGAATAGATATTTGACCACAGCGCAACAATTAATCAATCAACAATTTAATCCTGTACAATATCACGCAAATACAATTCCTGTTGTATCGTGGGTTGGACAAATTCTTAAGACACTTAATATATCAAAGGAATTCTCTAATGCATTTGCATATTCCTATATGGTCGCAAGTGGATCACCATTTTCATCACAGACTTTTACCGGTCCGGGAAATAGCCTTGTTACTTTAACAGATTATGTAGATCTAAAAGATCCTAAGAATGTATTGTATGTCTATAATGCATCAACAGCAGTCACTAGAATGCTTATTGTTGGTAGAGATTATGATATAGTCTCAACTAATTTAGCAATTGATATTCAATTAAAATTAAGCCCAGCAATTAGAACATTAATATTCTATCTATATAAGGATCCATTACCTACATATATTCCTTCTACGCCAACAAAATTAGGATTGTATCCTGCATACATCCCTATGGTAGAATGGGATACTTCTTATACAATCCCAACATGGGTAATAATCGGACACGACGGTTCAAAATCAGTTGCTTATGGCACATATAATCCTATCACTAGAGTATTTTCTGATTATAGAGATGCATTATTACTTGAATTAGAAAATAGAATTTATAATGGATTACAGAGTAAATTCCAAAACGAATACTATGTGCCATTGCGTGTAGAATCTGTAAAAACAGGATATTTTAGACAAACACGTTATTCAAGGCAAGAATTCTTTGATATTACAGAATCATATCTAAATAAGTGGTCCGCAAAATATAAGGCAAATTATCGTGTAAACGATTGGCTTACATCCAGCGCAGCGTTACCGTTAAATTCTCCGGAACTATGGAAATTGTACAACTATAGATATGCTGTAGATCCTTCTGACAATCCATTAAATCTACCCGGCAACTGGAAGGGAATTTTCCAATACTATTATGATACTTACTATCCAGATACACAACCGTGGGCTATGCTTGGATTTAGTATTCAACCTTCATGGTGGGTAGCGCAATATGGTGCTGGTGTCCTAAACTTAGCTGGTCAAATTGTTTGGCCTAACACACCTGCCTATGCACTCATGTGGCAAGACTTAGAATTCGGCATAATTCGCCAAG